GTTTTAGCAACTCTGTGCTTAGTTTGTTTGGACAAAACAATCCTGCGGCTCAAGGCTTAATTGGTCGCAATGAAATTCTAGGTACTATTGACAAGACTAAAGTAGATAAGAATGATGCGGCGCGAAGCGGAGAGAAAGAACTTAATACCCTTGAGGTTCAACGTCAACAACTGCTGACCGAGAATCTGATGCTCACCAATGCTCTGACTCAGACACAGCTTTTAGGTAAGTTAGTAGAGAAAATTGACCCTACTAGTGGCATTCAAGTTGGAGATATCAGCTCTGTCAATCAAGTCCTTGGCAACATCCCCAAAAATATTGCCGATGCTCAAGCTCAAACCAATAAATCGTTAGCACTCAACACTGATACTCAAAGCTTTGTCAAACAAGATACACAAAGCAAAATTCGTAATATTGATTTAGCTGGTCAAAGCCAAATCCTTGACATTGTTAAAAACAATCCTACTGCTGGTCTTGGTTCTCCTGAAGCCTTTGCAGCTTTGCGTAATGGCATAAACCTCTCTAGACAACAACCAATACAGGAAATCAAAGAGTTCAAGCCTTTTGGTGATAGTTTCAAACAGACTCAATCCGAACTTCAAGGTATTGGTGGGAATACTAGAGACACTATCAAACAGCAAGCTCAAGAGTATCAGAACTTTTTACAAAAGGATGCCAAGAAAATCACAAATGACTTTGCGGCTGCTTCACCTAACAAACCTCAGAACCCTAACTCAGTCTCTGGTCAACAGAATCTATCTGTGGTTGTCAACAACACAATCAATCTTGATGGAGTGAAAACTACCTTCGGAGGAGACAGCCTCAATAAGGTTGGAGCTGCTGTTGGTAAGAGTGGCGATGTCATTCAAAAGAGCCTCAACGATTTCGGTAAACAATTCCTCGACCTTACTAAAACTGCTTTTGGTGTGTAGCAATTTGTCAATCTGTCGCAAGTGATATAATCAAGTAAAATAATGAACAAAACTAACTATGTCTCTTAACGTTCAACAAACAAAGATTTATGGGATTCCAGTTCCCGCAGATAAAATCACTGCTGGTGAACTAAGTATCGATAGCACAGTTGCTAACCTTGGCGACTTCGTTGCAACTGGTAACATCTCTGCTCGTACTTACACTTTCGATATCGGTGGTATCTCTTTGAGTGCTGCTGAAGCTATTCAAGATACTTGCGACGCTAACCAAGAAGCTATGTTACTAGGTCAAGTTAACTTGACTGCTGGTACTGGTTTGACTGGTGGTATCCTGTATCGTGGTAATACTATGTACCCTTACCAATATGAGGAAACTGGTGGTATTCGTGTAGGAGCTACAGAAGAAACCCTCAAATCGTTTCCTGTCACCTTCGTTACTAATAAATACATTGGTAAGCTGGGTTAATCTCTTATGGGACTTAACTTTTCCCAAGAGAAGCTATTTGGCGTTCCGTTAAAGTCGGGTGCAGTTTCTTTTGGGAAAATTAATGCTCAGAATGCTAATGCTTTTTTCCTGTTAAATAACTCTTCTTTACTGGCTGGCTCAGTAGCTTACCAAACAGTATCAATCAATATTGAAGGTATCAAAGTAGCCAGTGTTCCGTTTGAAAAGCCTACTCTCGCAACTTTCGGTACTCAATCCTTTGCCTTTAGAGGAAAAACTTGGGTAGTCCTTGGAATAGATTACGGGGGGATATATACTGTAGGGAGTGACCCTTGCTATAGAACATATACTATTCAAGCAGTCGAGCTAACTACCCCAGAATTTACGGTCAACTAGCTGATGTGGAAACTATTTCAAACTACACCCAAACGACTACCAACTTGGGTTGGAGGTACTGCTTTGTCTCCTTACGACGCTTCCTCGACAGTTCAGACCACTTCACTCAATCTATTTGAGGCTCAAGCAGCTTATTTAACTGCAATTAATTTTGTGCAGAAAAGTAAGTTACCCTTTCTAGTAGGTTTCTCATTTATAAGCTTTGATGAAGGTGGGGTAAACAACTCGGCTTCGCGTGGAGCCACTGTTGACCTTAATGCTTGTTACTTTTTGACAGTGGGCGGTTTTCCTTCATCTAAAAATGCTGTTATAGACTTCCACTTTGCAGATTTAAACAGTTACAGAGATTTAGATTGGGTAAATTACTACTCCGATGCAATTATCTTTAGAGATAAGGAACGTACAGAGTACAAAGTTTCCGACCTAAAGGGATTATCGATTACTGACCGTACAATTATTAGAATACGGCTCAGTTTTGATGTGTTGCTTCCATTTCTAGGCTTCTCCCCTTATATAAGACAGAAAAAACTATTCAAGCTTGTCGGCGCTAATCCCAGCTCCAATATTGTGAAGTACTATGGCAAAGTATATAGGTTTGACAAATACTTAGATTTCTCCAAGAATACATTCTTCAAACTTAATGGAGATTTATATCTGTGTCATTAGTTTCCAACTTTGTTGCCACTGCTGAGAATCCTTTAAACGCAGTTGCAGGAACATATACCCTCAATCAAAACCTTAACGAGCCTCCTTCTCTTTCTGTCCTCATTTATGTGGCGGCTCTTACTGATGTCCCAGCTTTGGGTAGTGACTTAACTTTCGGTAACTACGATTTCTATTTAACCAGCTACAGCTATAAGGAATCTCCACAAGTTCAGAAGATAGGGAATGCAGTTGTTCGCTACGAAGTTTCGCTTACCTATGCTCATGTTAGTAGGCTATTTACAGAAAAAGGAATCAATACTGCTAAGTTTGTCTTGGCATATGGTCGCTCGGCTCAGATTATTGGCGAACAGTTCTATAGGTTCCCTCTTTTAGGTATTCTGGCTCAAGTCTCAGCTTTTACTGGCATCAACTGCCCAATTACAGGTCTTAGTGGCTTTGTCAATCTTCCTTACCGCCCAGCCAACACAGATTTCTTTAGCTTACGCTCTTTCCTCGACGAACGCGCCATTCTCGATGCTAAAGTAGCTGTTTTCTCAAAGTCAGGTATAGATTATGTTGATTTGGGGTCAGGACGGGCAATTACTTCGTCACCACTCACTGAAGTCACTCTATCTGATAACGAGACTCCTTGCTACAAAAACACGCTGCTTAATTGGAATGGCGGGACTAACTACGCTCTCCAAAACACTTACGTCCAAGTTACCGACGATGAATATGTACTTTATGAAGGCGATAGCAATCCTCACTTACCTCCAGTAGAAGTTGGTGATGGCTCCCTTGTTCCTCGCGACCTTAGTGTGTTTGTAGACAATGGCGGTCTGAGTAAACAATTTAAGATAACTCTATACAAGTATGGTCAACCTAACTCAGAAATCTCTGGCACTTATGGCTTTAGTCATTCGGCTCTCGAATTGGTTAGCAACCCACTAGCCCCACTCAATATCGACTATTCCATTCTTGAAAGGATGCAAAGTAATCCAGCAGCCCAAGAGAATGCATTTGGTGGATTGCTCAAAGACCTTGCCAATCAAGCTATGGGTATGGTCGGAACTGGTATATTCGCCAGACCGATTGTGTGGCGCGTAACTAGTATCAAGCAGACCGATTTCATCTACGAGAATCTCGACCTCAATATCAAACCGCAAGTAAGAGATGCTTATGGTAATTATGTAGCTATAACAGTTCCTCCACAGTTCAATAACCTCCTTAAGTCTAGTTCTCAGGTTTTAGTTGCCGAGCAGTCTGAAGGTTGGGCGATTAAGCGTTTTGCCAACGAAGACTCTGCCAACTGGTCAAAAGGAAGCATTGAAGCATGGATTAGGCTAACTTACTTACTCCAAATCGGTAATTTGGTTCCTAATGACGCTATAAGCCTCCAATACTATTATCTTTCTGTCTACAAGGCTAAGTGTGCCTTAGAGAGCTTTCTATATCGTAAAATACCCATTACTGAACGTGTTGACTACTTTATTGAACCATTTAGCAAATACTACAAAGATGCCGATAGAGTTGATTGGGGCGTAGAGTACATTCCCAAAGCTCAGTTACCCAACGTATCAACCACTCAAGACCCTGTGGCAGTTCTATTCCCTAGTCCTGACTGGGTTCCCAACTTAATGATAGTCGCCAAGTCGAGATATCTGATTTCGGCAGGTGTTAGCGGCAACCCTGAGTACAATGACCAAGCAGCTAGTTTGTGGGGCAAGAACCCTATCTATCTAACCACTGGTGAGGAAGTCTACGAGCATACTCGTTACATGGTTCGTCCGAGTAAAACTACCAAACCAAATATCGATAGACTCTATGAAACTTTCAACGACCTTGGCGGACTACTAACATCAATCAAAGATAACGAGCTATATAGAGGAACATACTACCGTCCTTTTAGCTACATGAACGTGCCTGACAATGCTCTGATTGGTAATGGAGTGTTGCCAACCATCGACATTAATAAAGTCATCTCAACTCAGCAGAAAAAAGACCCCAACACGATACCAAGCTACTCAACTGCAAGCAATGATGCGAGTTTTAAGGATGATTCCTATTCTATCTATGGAACTATCAGAACAGTTGCCGACGCAAGCTTCAAGGGCAATATTCAGAGTTCCAATTTCAGTACAGCACTTGGACGACCTCCTAGCGCCACAGTACGGAAGCCAGTCAACCAACTGAACCCCAAGCAAGACAAGGATGGACTCAAAGACTCGCTTACCTATCTGACCTCAAATGTTCGCGACCGTAACATATTAAGCGATGTCACAATCACTGGCGCAAATAATATACAAGAAGCTATCAAAGGCGCGACTTTCAAGCTTCATAAGGATGTATTTGATGGAGCCAATCTAAGCACCTCGTTTGCATGGACGCAGAATGCAGTCAAGCCAAATAGCGTGTTTCAGTACTTTGGTCAAAAGTGGGCTGCTAAGTCTAGCACGTTCACTACGCAGATACTTAACGGAGGTGCGCTTAATCAGCCCGTCAGCGTCACATTTGGTGAAGTGATACCAGTTACCCTTACAACTGTCAATACGACTGTCCCTGCTCTAAATACTATCAAGGGTGGGCTAGTTACTACTGTTAATGTCACTGGACTTCCTGATGCAGTCGGAGTTGATGTTTCAGGTATTAGCCAAGGATTCGGACGTTGGGTTAGCAGCAATGGCTCTGGACTTTAAGTAGTCTTGATACCATTCCTCCGTGCTAGGGATTAAACCTTTCCTCATACAAGCTTGATTTGTATACCAAAGACCATCTTTGATGCTATACCAATGGTGATAATTACCAAAGCTTGCAATAACATGCTCGTCGAAGTCATTAAGATTTTCAAATACTGCAATCCAGATAATGTTCCCACCGTTGAAATAGCGATGCCAAACTTGAACAGGATTAACTTGAAAACGCTGGTAAGCGCCACAATCTTCAAGAGTGCATTCTGATAGTACGGGATAATATCTACTCATAATTTTCTCTTATAAATTCTGTTTCCAACACATTAAAAATTTCACGCATCTTACCGCGTCTATACTCATCAGTTTTTAACATCCAACTTTCTTTTGCTTTGTCTAAAGTTTCTGATGATATGCAAGGAGGTTCGCTAGGGTCAGGCTCATTAAGATACTGCCTTCTAAACTTTGTTGGATTGTAACTTTTCATTATCTTGTCAACCTCCTCAAAGCTAAGAAATCGACTACTATCTTTAGGTAGATGCCATTTAATCATATTTGAAGCCCCAAGCTTTACTTTTAGGTTTTCCAGTTTCAATTTCAACCATACATGAACCTAGCTCAGTGGAAGCATCTTTAGGCGTTCTGAACTTTTCAGCTATTTTTCCAGTACGCCAGTCTTGGTAAAAGAACATCATCTTTTCTTTGGCTTTGGCAATGTCTTCTTCGGTAATGTTGGGATTTTCAAAGGGGTCATCAATGATAATCATGTCAAAAGATAGTTTAGTCATGGTTTTGTCTTTTTTACCATGATAGCTTGCACCGAGCATATCGTCAACCTCCTACGGTATACTTAATAAATGGCACAAAACATTGATTACGCACAAGCACTAGCTGACATCAAGCAAGGCTTCCAAAACGTCCTACCCAGAATTATTAGAGAAGGTAATATGGTTCGCATGACCCAAGGAACCGAAACTTTTACATTTAACACCACTCAGTCTGTGGTTTCAACTACCATTCTAAAGTAGTTTCTCTTTTTCGGTAGCAAATCGCCACTTCACCCATTCAGGCTTACTTGATTTTGCCCTGTTTAGTACAGCGTGAACACCCAATCCAACAACTTTAGATGCAGCACTAGCAGATGGATATACTACCTCATCTATTACAATAGTCAATCTTGTGGGTTGTGAATTACACATTTTTTGTTTAGATTCTATACTTCTCTTTGTCCCTAACCCTCTCATATTACCTGTAGCTGCTTGGCTCATTTTAGATTTAGTTTCGTCGGTTTTAGGTCTACCTTTAAGTGCAATACTACGTTTTTGTCTGGTTTCTAATGTTGGGAAAATACCTTTTTGAGAATTACGCATTTTCTCTATTGATTCTGCTGTATGCTTTCTGCCAATCCATATTGTTTGTTCGAGTCCTCCTTCTCCTCCAGTTTTTAAGTTGTAAGTATCCTTACGTTTAATAAATTCCTCATTAACCATCTCAGCTTCAGCCGCATAAGCATCCTCAGCACAAGAAAATTCAGCTAAAGTAACTCTGATGAAATTAGCTCTGCCATACTTTTTAAGAGCTGCTTTCATATTTCTACCACTGCCAAGATAATATTGTGAGTATTTCTTATCAGATAGTTTATGCACCCCCACATAAATCTTCTCATTCACCTTATTTGTAGTTTGATATAAAATCCAAGTTTCTTTCATTTGTCTATTGTAAGATATAATAGTGGAAAATAATATTAAATAATGGCAACAACTTACGCAGCTAGTAAAACTCTCACCGTACCGACCATCACCACTACATCGGGCGGTAGTATAGCGGCAAACACATACTATTTCTGGCTTGTCCGAAGAAATCGTGCTGGATATACGGCTCCAAGTCCTGTGAAATCTCTTGCTGTTGGTGCAAGTGGTAGTGTTACAATCTCATCAAGTAACTTCACTACCCTCAGTTACGAAGACATCCATGAAACCCTTATCAGTGTTAGCACAACCAACGACTATGCCACAAGTCGTGTCATCTACAAATTCTCTCACTTTGCCACAGACTATATAACACCTGTTACTCCGACTAATGTAACTTTATCTGTTTTAAATAATTCTACATATAATAACCCTTCGGATATCAGTAATCTTGCTGGATTGTTGACTGGAAGTAGGGCGGCTTTAAATTCTAACGGCTTTGTATACGAGTTTGTTAGCGGCGCTACAGATAATGTTGACAATGTAACAATTCTCACGCACTCCAGTGGC